GCATGGTTGGAGACGCAGACTGGTATCGAGGCAACAGGCTGCACTGCGACGCTGAATGCACTGACGAGTGTGTCCTATGACAACACACAGGGCATCTCGCGTGAGGATCAGGCATACAAGGAAGGTCTGTGCAATGACCTGATGTATGCTATCGCAGCAGCAGGAGGCTGAGTTGCCCTGGGAACAGCATAAGGAAGCGATGGAAATGGCCCGAATACCAGTCATCCCAGTTGTGGAAGATGAGCACATCTTCCATGAGCGTCCACCGCCGGAGCCAGTGGAGCCACCACCGGAGGAAGAGGTAGCACACTATGAGCCTGCACCGGAGCCGGAGCCACCGCCTCCTGTAGAGGAAGAAGAGAACATCAGGCCAGAGAGGTTCTGATGCCAGCACTGAATATCAAGCCGCAGTTTCAGGCTGAGAGGATCACTGGCACTTTCAAGCGCACCGTGATGCACATCGAAGAGGATGTGCGCATGATCGGTCCGTTGAAGGACAAGTCGATCATCACCAGGACCATGAAGCCCGTGATCGAGGAGTTCACTGAGGCGTATATGATCTACTTCCCACAGGGTCACAGTGTTCTAGTGGCCGCTGATGATGTAGATCAGTTGATGCGCATCGGTGTGCTTGATGATCCCAAGATGGTGGATATGGAGACTGGTGAGATTGTGCCAGATGACTACAACCTGACACCGAAGGAGATCGTGCAGCGTAAGTCGCGCAACCGGCCACGTCCTATGCAGGAAGGGCTGACCGCGCTCGATGAAGGAGAGATCAACTAATGGCTGTTGTAGCAACGAACCCGACGAACTTCCCTCGTCGGATCAACATGTATGTTCCGGCCATGCAGTATGCATCGGACGTGAACATGTATAGCAAGACACGCATCTCGTTCGGTGCACCGTCTGCGCCAGTGACCAACAACATTCTGAACGCACAGAGTGTTGCTGCGGCAGTGACCGTAGACCTGTCTGCAAACGTGAACGCGCAGAACATCTTCGAGCCGTTCGGTCGCACCATTCAGTTCATCTGCAATGCTGCGAACGCTACTGTGGCTATCGTCCGTGGTGCTGACTATCTTGGTCAGGCTGTCACAGCCAACGTGACACTGACGGGCACGGTTGCAGTGGAGACGAAGAAGGCGTTCAAGTATGTGGACAGCGTGACGCTTGCGCTCAGTGCAGGTGGCACGGTGAGCATGGGGTGGGGCACTGCACTTGGTCTGCCATATAAGGCACTGAGGGTAGAGGCAGAGATCGCCAACGGTCTTGCAGTGGGAACGACTGGCACGTTCACTGCACCACAGTTGAGTGATCCTGCAACTGCTACCACGAGTGATCCACGCGGTCTCTTCAAGCCGACCACTGCACTGAATGGTGCCAACATCATCTCTGCCATCTTCGACTTCGCCAATGACGTGAACTCGAACGTCAATGGTGGTCTGCATGGGATCAGACAAGCATAGAGAACTCCTGGGGCGCCATGAGTTGCTTGTCTGTGCAGGCGGTGCATTGTCCCTCCGATTATGCACCGCCTGTTCCTTGTGGAGTGAACGATGGCAGACACCAAGATTGGAGACGTGGTCAGTGACGTGATCACCGAGTTGTCGCAGGTGCCTGGGATAGCGACGCAAATCTATGCGTCTGGGCGCATCCGACAACATGTGCAAGATGCGATCACGTTGGAGCAGGATGAGGTCTGGTGGCCTGCTCTCATGTATTACCAGCAGGTGCCATTGGATGGCATCAATGGGCTGTTGACACAGGACTTGAAGGGACCGATCGGCTTCGTAGACAGCCTGGATGACATAGCAGCGGTGTATCCCGAAGGGAGCAACCGCAAGATATCCAACCTGCCACCGTCAGTCAATCCGTTCAACCTCACAAGCACTGCATTCGCTCCTGTGTTCATCAGTGCGGATGCTACAGCAGCGCATCGGCCATTCAAGGTGTGGCCGAATGACTCCAAAGGGTCAGTGGTCGTGTTCGCACGACAGCCTGCACCCATACCTGTGAACGATGCTGACAAACTCTACATGGATCGGCTGCTCATCACGTATGACGCATGCTGGATGTATTGCGTAGATGATGGAACGGTGCCAGCACAGGTCAACAAGTTCCAGATGCTGTCGGTTAAGCGGCGCAAGCAGGTGATTGCTGCGACCGTGCAGCACTCGATGCTGCTCGATCCGCGCTTCCCTGCGGACCCGAACCTGTTCCAAGACTTCGACAACGCATTCACTGTTGTGCCGTTGCCCTGATGTATTCAAGCAAGACACAGAGTGTCAATCCGCGTGGGCAGCAGGCACAGAGCCTGTTGCAGATCAGCACGGTGCGGTCGTTTGAGGGTGGCCTCAACGTCACCGACACTGATCTCAACATGTCGCCTAAGTTCGCTAAGGTGTTGGACAACCTAGAGCGGTCCACAGATGGCTCGTTGACATTGCGTCCTGGCACTGTGTTGCTGACGAACCACATCACGGATACGAGTGAGATCATCAACACGGTCTACTTTGGTGCACAGGTGTGGGCTGTGCAGGCGTCTGGCAACATCACGAGCACTGACGGTGCAGGCACGGTGACGGTTAAGGCTGCACCGGGTGCATTCTGGACTGGTGGGATCACGTTCGTTGACTTCACCATATTCAACAGTGACCTGTTGATCGTGAACGGTAAGGATAAGCCACTGATTGTCAGTGGTAGGCCAACGCTACCAGATCACAGCCCCGATCCGAACTTCCTGCAAGTGCAGTTCCTAGAGGACGAAGCTACCGGGACCAACATAAACACTCCCGTGGGGAAATACATTATAGCTCATGGGCAATTCACCATTATCGCGGGTGTCGCGACTGATCCTAGCACGATATTCATTAGTCAACAGGGAACGTCGGGCACGTTCTTTGGCGATCCGCCGCCAAATAATGCTGTTAATGTGGATCTTGGCCCTCGTGTCTCTCTGGGCGGTGCTACAATCACTGGTCTTGTCGCATACCGAGACAAACTACTCGTTACCTTCGAACGGGGAGTGCTCCCAGTCAACCTCGGTGTTTTCACGGGTTCACCCGCGGTGCATACGCCCACAGACGATGGGTTTATCGAGGAGTTTGGCTGCCTCTCACACCGATCACTGGTGAGCGTAGGCGATGACACGTTCTTCAACGACAACGTGGGCGTGAATAGCATCACACGGATCAACGTGTTCAACACGCTGCGCCCCGTGCGTGCATCGCACCTCGTTGATCCACTGATCACGGCGCTGATCCAGCCACTAAGCGCCACACAGATCGAGCAGCATGTGTTCGCCATCTACGATCTGCGCAACTTTCGCTACATGCTGTTCATTCCCACGTTTGCGCTCGATGGCGTGACTGTAACGGAGACGATAGCGTTTAGCTACACGAACATCCCGACGCTGAAGATATCTGCATGGGCACGGTTGCGCGGATGGAACTGGCGCAGTGCTTGTCGCACGTCGTTACAGAACATCGTCTTCAGTCGTGGTAACAAGCTATATGCTTACGACTTCGACAGTAACTTCAACGCAGATCGCCGCAACGATCCAGCGGTGCAGGGCGGCACTGGGGAACCTGTTACGTTCGACTGGGAACTGCCATGGGCAGACTTCCGCCACCGCATGGACATCAAGTATGTGCGCTACATCAGCCTCGATACGACTGGCACTGCTGCGTTCACGATGGAATTGTATGTAGACAACATCCTTGACAAGCCAGCGTATGCGAGCGTGCCATTCGTTGCAGGATCAGGTGCGGGATACGGTGCGAATGCCTATGGGACAGCACCGTATGGTGATGGAGGAGAGCGTCGTGCTATTGAGGAGCGTCTGTATGCTGTTGTAGGCAAGTTCAAGCTGCTGAAGTTGCGCTTCTTTGGGAGCACGAAGAACAAGCTGCGCTTCATCAGTGTCTCGATAGCATACCTGCATGGTTCGATAAGGAGATAGCGATGGCAACGCTGACGCAATTCCTCAAGCTCTACAAGCCTGCTGCCAACGAGATCGGTTGGGACGATAACATCAATGCTGATCTCGACATCCTCGACAGCTTCGTTCGACAGTTCATGAACGTGCCAGGGTTCGTTGGCGCATGGACGAACGCGACAGCATACGTTGTAGGACAGGTCACGCTAGACCCATCGAATGGCTCATTCTACAAGTGCTCGGTAGCACACACCAGTGCAGCAACGAATACGTTCGCGGCAGACCGCACCGCACGGCCCTCGCTGTGGGTGTTGAGCAACAACATCGTGCAGGATAGCGCAACACAAGCTGCGAATAGTGCCACAGCTGCACAGACCAGTGCCAACTCCGCAGCAGCGTCAGCTACCTCCTCATCGAACTCGCTAACTGCGTTCCAGGACACATACTACGGAGCACTTGCGACTGATCCAATAGTTGATCCACACGGCCATGCACCAACAGCAGGTGATCTCTACTTCAATACGACTTCACACCTTCTGCGTGTGTATAGTGGAACTGCTTGGTTGCAGATCAATCCTACACCAGTTGGTGAAGCACCAGCTGGTGGATTGGTATACGGTCGTCAAGGAAGCTCTGCTTCATGGGTGCAGGTCATTCCTGCGACTGGTGGTGTGTTTTCTGGTAATGTTATTGTATCACCTGGTAATCTTGGCGCAGGTGCAGCAATACCTGTTGATGCCTCGCCTGGTCAATTCTTTACCAGTATTAACGTTGGCGTTTCCAATCTCAGCCAGAACTTGTATGCAGCGGCAGGAGGCGGTGCAACGCCATGGCGATACTACGTGGCAGCACCCGGCTTCATCACCGCAGTGCAAGTTCTGCCAAATGGGGTGAAACGCACCAATTTCTTCATGGGAGCGCAGTCTGATCTAGCCACTGTGGGTGGCCAAGCCAACCTGACGAACATCGCTAACTACGATGCTGCTGGTAACTACGAGATATTCGGCAATGCTGCCAAGGCAGTGGCAGGACCATGGATTGCATTGTCTGATGAGCGGATCAAGAACGTTATTGGGCCATACCCTGCTGGTCTGACCGAACTGCTTGAGATGCTGCCCAAGATGTATACCTATAAGGGCAACGACAATGCGGTTGAAGCAGATGGCAGTATGGGCCAGGTGCTTCATCCTGATACGACAACCGTGTATGTCGGGTTGATCGCTCAAGAGTGTGAGCCATACATGCCTGAGCTTGTCACACAGACAAGCGCATACATCGATGGTGTATTGCAGAACGACGTGCGGGTATATGACCCGAATGCGGTCACGTATGCACTCGTGAATGCAGTTGCGGAACTGGCTGCAAAGAATACTGTAGACACGCCATTCTCTGTCAAGTCAGCGACCAACCAACTCGATATCGCTGTCCTCGATGGGGACACGGCTGAACTTGTCACCAGTGATACAGGGACAGAGACGCTTGGTATATATATCACGTCTGGTCCAACTGCTGGTTCAACGCGTGCGACTGGTGGTGTGTGGATACAGTCTGGTCCTGTTGCCGCTGGCACTGATCAAGCATCAGGTGACTCTGGTGCAGGCACAGGTGATACAGGTGGTGCTGCTGACACAGGTGCATTCTACATCTATTCAGGCACTGCTGCAAATGGTAGCTCTGGTGATATCATCATCGGTCCTGGTCTTGCCAATGGCGCAGGGAACAAAGTCGGTGATGTTAAGTTGGTATCGCAGCCGGGCGCCGGTGGTGCTGCGAATGGACATATCCTTTTGTCTGGGGCACCGACTGCTGATCCGCACGTAGTTGATGCATTATGGATCGATGCTGCTGCTGGCTTCGTCGTTAAAGTGTCGCAGGGGTGAAGATCGTCCCGTTCACTGAGGAGAATGTATCCTATGCGGTTCAATTGGGACGAGAGCTTGTCGCAGCCGGCACATTCGGTGTCACAGGTCCCGAGTTCGACTGGGACTACACCATGGCCACAACTCGATACCTTATGGGACTGGACAGCTACTATCTGCGCTTGGCATACGATGGCAATGATGTTGCCTGCGGCTTTGTGGCTGGCCACGTTAACCCGTTCTACTTCAGCCCCAAGCTCACCGCTACAGAAGATGCATGGTTCGTCAGACCAGGAACACTGGAACGGACCAAGATCGCCGTCAAGCTCATGCGTGGTTTCGTTGCATGGGCACTCGACGAACGAGGAGCATTACTGGTCCAGTCAGGGGACATTGCTTCGATAGATACACTGGCTGTGGACAGTATCTACAAGCACATGGGCTTCACCCGATTTGGGACCGTGTATAAGTATGCGAGGGAAGCGTGATGTTCACTCCCGGTGGTCAACTCGATCTGCTCACATTCCACGGTATGCGTGGAGGTGGAGGCAAGGGAGGCAGTCCACAGGCTGCACCACCCGCACCAATCGTATTTACCGATCCAGTAAATGGTAAGTCATTCACACAGCCGAACAGTCCATTCTATCATGGGCCATCGGCACAGGAACAGCTAAACGCTGAGATTGCACAGCGACAGGCTGATGAGAAAGCAGCAAGTGATCAAGCTGCTGCAAAGGCTGCGGCAGATGCACAGACCAGGGAGAGTAACTTCCAGACCAGTCGGCAGAGGTCGTATGACGATGCACTCGCAGCCGTGCAGCGTAGGTTCCAACTAGAGGGTGTCGATCCTGCGGCATACATGACGACTGACATCGTGCCTACGCTACAGCGTCAGTTCAACTCAGTGCAGGACCTCGATCCGAACCCTGCTTCTGCGTTCCCAACTAGCCTAGGTGATACTATCGTTGGCAACGTGTTAAGCGGTAAGCGGACACAAGCGCTCAACACGCTGAACAGCACGTTCACGCCGAACTTTGCCAACAACCTGTTGCCTGACACGACCACGAACAACTTCGTCAACGACATCCTGAATGAGCAATTCAACCCACTGGGTCAGCAGCTAACGAATGCACAGAAGCGTGGCACGTTGACTGATGCAGGTTACACGGCAGCACAGCAAGCACTAGCCGCTAAGCGCACTGCGGCGCAGTCCACTGTGCAGAACTTGGGTCAGGGTATCCTGGACACTGATCGCAAAGACATCAACGATCTGATCGGTGGTGCACGCAACGATGTTAGCAACCTTACACTCGGTCAGAGCTTCGACCCGACCACTTACTTTGGACAAGCTCAGGGCAAGGCACAGACTGATCTTGCCAACTTTGGTGGTGCTCTGCGCGGTGCGGTGGGCGATACTAAGTTCGCT